AGTCGGGCCAGCACATCCCGCCGTTCCTCGGACGACATCGTCTTCGTCAAGTCCAGGAACAGCCAGCCGTGCAACTCCAGGAGCCCTACCGTGCGTCCGCACAGGGCGCGATAGATCGCAAACGCATCCGCGTTCTGCGGCCACAGCTTCTCGTGCTGTGCCCGATACGTGCAGGCGGCGCAGTCCAACGGACGCCCTTCCGCTTCACGCTCGTTCAGTTCCTCTGCCGACAAGAGCTGGCAACAGGAGGCCGACTTCCCGTAGTCGGCCATCCAGTGCAACCACTCAGTTAGATTCGCGAAACGACGCCTCGCGGACCTCGGCCGCGTCCGGTTCGTCCACCGGGGGAATCCCTCGGATGCCCTCGGTGATCTGATCCGCCAGCCATTCCGGCAGCGCGTTCATGACGGCCGGCGTGCAGGGCAGCGGCTGGCCATCGGCCCCCTGCAACCCTTCCCACCGCTTGACAAACTTGGCCATCACCATCTGCTGGAGCTTCACGCCGTCCACCGTCTGGCGCATGGCCTTGGTCGCCGGGTCCACTTCATGCCGGCGGCACTTCCGCCCCATCGCGTAAATGTCTTCCTGGGGCGCGACATGCACCCACACCGTCATCCCGGTCGGCTGACCCGTCTTCGGGTGGGTGATCGTCACCGGCACCGGGGCCGCATCCGTGCCCCCATCCGCCGAGACGTGTTCAAGCTTCAGCATCCGTGACTCCTTACGCGAAGGGATTCGTCGTCGAGACGCCCGTGGTCACGACGCGCATTGGGGCGGTCACGCCCGTCATGCCAGTCGGAGCCGACGTCGTCGAGAGCGCCCGGAGCGACATCGACGGGATCACCTGACCCGCGCCGCCGTCCACCGGGGCCTGATAGCTCGACACGATCAGGTTCGGGAACTGCATCAGCAGCCCATACGTGGTCGTGGCGAGGGTGGGACCGACAAACGTGATATCGGCCTTGTAGGCGGTGGTGTCACGGTGCGCCGCAAAGAACGCATACGACGCAGAGTCGTAGCGGCCAAACTCCACCTCGATGCTGATTTCAGGGAAGCCGTTCTCTTCCGGCTCAATGATCGTCGTCGCGCCCGACACATGGCGCTGATCCATCGGCTGGCTGAACCGCACGCGCAGCGTCGAGATGTAGATCTTGTCCGACCCGCCGAGTGCGCCGCCCGACTGTGAGTTCACGCGCATCGTGACGTCGTCAAAGAACGCGCGGCGACCGAGCGTCGGGAACGTCAGGGCGCTGATCTGCGTCGCCGTGTTGATGGTCGAGTCCGACTTCTCGACGTCGCCCATCGCCATCCAGTTCATCTCGGCGCGGCCTCCGTCCCCAAAGGACAGCTCGAACCCAGAGAACTTGACGCCTGGCACCTCCGAGACGTACTGCACCTTGTCGCGGACAATGCTGGCATAGCGGCCGGTCTTGTTCGTGGCCGGCTCGAACGTGTTCGTGTAGGCGGTGGTGGTACCGACCTGCGTCGGGCTCGTGCCGCCCGTGCCGAGCGTGAGCGCCCAGAGGACGTTCTGGAACGCGTCGTTGTAGTGCAGATACGTCGGGACGGTGATCGCGAGGGCTTCCGTATTGCCCGACTGCACTGAGCCGATGAAGTTCTGCCCGGCGCTATCGTCCGGGCTCTGCATCATCTGGAGCTGAACGCGAAGATCGTCGCGGACGTAATGCCCATCGCCCGCGCCCACGGCGGTGGCGACCGCCGCTCCAGTGCTCCACGATCCGCTCGTGGCGATGTTGATCCCGACTTTGGTCTGACGTGCGTGGACGGCCATGTGTTACTCCGAGGCCGCCTTGATCGGCGCGGCCTGCCAGTAGTCCGAATGGGTGCTGACGAGATACGCGGCGAGTTCCGCCGCGACCTGGTAGCGCCGTCCGGCGACCAGCGGGCCAAGGGCCGGAGACTCCTGATCCGGCGGGCCGACATAGATCAGCGTCGTCGGAGCCTCCGGCTCAGAGACGCGCGTCTGTAGTGTATCGTGTTTCGGGGTCATTAGGTCACCGTTTCTGAGTAGTCGTAATCGCAGAGCCACGACAGCACGCCCACGCAGTAATCCCGCCCATCCGGCCGGAGCACGCGACTGCCTTGGGGCTGCATGTGATACCCCTGCGAGACGCCATCGGCCCGCACCCGCCGATCAATGTCATCGAGCAGATCCAAGAGCTCGATCACCGTATCCTCGGCGGGATCACCGAGCCTCCGGGCCACCGAGAGCGTCACGCGGTCGATCCGGGCGGTCACCTCGGCCGTAAGCGACGTTTCACGCACGCGCTCATCTTCCAGGGTGTACGCCTTGTCCGTGACCGTGTTCGGCTGTTTGGTGAGCGAGAATGGCTCAATCGAACGCAGGAGGGACGGCTCCCCGTCCTCCAGTAGCATCTGGAGTCGTTCCCGAATCGTGCGCGGGGTCATGGCGGCCATCTAGACCTGTCCCCGCCCGCGCAAGTCTTCCATGCGTTCCTGAATGCCAACATCCACGCCGAGCAAGAACGCCTTGTCTACGGCACGCATGATGGCGTCCGGGTCTCCTCGCATCGCCCCCGATAGCGCGTCATACAGGATGCTCATGCGTTCTTCGCTGTAATACCGCTCACGGGCCGTCATGCCACGTCCTCGTGCGGGAGTTCGATCAGGCGCAGCGGGATGGACTCAGCCACCGCCTGCCCGTCTTTGGCGTAGCGGATCGCGGTCATCCGGTCCACCACCTGTGACGTGATGTGCCCGCACGAAATGGTCGGATCGAGCTTGATCGGCACGCCCGCCCGCTGGGCCTTCTGGCAGAACGGCACGTCCTCGGTGACGGTCGGCCAGCCCGACTCATCGTTGGCGTACTCGAACCACGGACGCGGGCCGATCTTCTCGAAGACGTCCATCGGGATGAGCGTGCAGCCCATGCCGAGCACGTCCACATCGATCAGGGTCGTCTCCGTGAGGGCTTCGCCGGCATGCTGATAGCGCAGCACGTCCGAGCCGTCCGGGGCCACGCCATCCTTGAGCGCCACGGGGGCGAACGGCGGATGCCGCATCACATACAGCCCACCCACGATGCCCTGATCGTGATGGGCCAGCATGCGCGAGAGCACGTCGGTCGGCCACACCATGTCCGCGTCCAAGAACAGCAGATGGCTGAAGCCTTCCTGTTGCGCGAGGCACACCGCCGAATCGCGCAGCGCGTCCACGCGGGGGAACGTGGTGAACCACGCGAAGCTGATTTCTTCGAAGCCGTGGGCGTCCTTCGCGGACTGCACGCGGTTCCCCCAGCCCAGCTCCATGAGGCTCTGGGTGGTCTTCTGCGGGATGCTGCCGGTGTTGCAGCAGATCGCCACGAGGCACCTACGCGCGGTAGAAGACATGGCCCCCCACTCCGCGCGTTGATTCGGCCGGCGGCTGAATGCCCCCCGACGTGTCCAGATCCAGCCAGAGCCCCGACTTGACTTTCAGGCCCGTATACAGATCACGGGCCATCGTGAAGTACTTGTCGGCCTGCTGCCGCCAGCGATCCTCGTTCGGCGACTTGGCGGCCAGTCCGTTGTAGATGTGGCCGAGCGCCAGATACGACGCGCACCGACGCAGCCCATCCGGCGGGCGAATCGCCAGCAGTTGCGCCAGCGTGGTGCCACTCGTGAGCGCCGCCGACACGGACAGCTCGATCCAGAAGAACTCGTCCCCGGTGCCGTTGAGCCGCTGTCGCTGCCAATCGGTCGGAGTCGTCCAGGTGATGCGCCCCGACTGCCCGAACGTCGCCCCAGACACCGCCGTGCCATCAGTCGCCGTGAGGGTGGTCCACCCCGCCGGGCCGGAATACTTGACGGTCAGCGTAGCCGCTACGGCGTTTCGCGTAGCGGTCATCACCGCCATCAGTCCGTCGAACGTCCACGCGGCCCCGAGATACAGCCGATCAGCGGCGGGCGTGGTCAGGATCGTCGCCAGCGGGAGATCGTCCGGCGTGTCCGTCCGCGCCTCCGATGACCGATCCGTGTAGGCGCTGCCGGTGTAGCCGAACACATAATCGGCATTCCAGCGATCCAGCACGCGATCCGCCACCCCGATCACCTCGGGGAAGTCCAGCTCCAGCCACACGCGGAGATCGCGCTTGGCCTCGGCACGCTGATCGGGCCACGTCGCCGTGCCCCAGGTGCCATCGGTAATCGACGGCTCCAGCGCGGCGAGATCGTTGTCGCTGACAAGCGCCAGTCCGGGCCAGCTCATTTCACCCTCCGCAGCCAGCCCCCGGGATAGAACGTCATGAAGAACCGCTCACACGCCAGATCGCGCTCGAACTCGGGATGCTGGGGCGCCCACTGGTCCACGGCGGGACCGGGACCTGGGCCGCCCATCCACGACTGTGGCACCGGGCGATCGTTGTAGTGCGTATCTTCCACCACCAAGTAATTGCCGATGGTGACGAGGTCCGCGTAGGCGTCCAGTTCCTTGAGGACGTGCGCTTCGCTATGGTCGCTGTCCAGGATGACCATCACGCGCTCATGGCGGTCGGCCTTGCCCTTGATGAACGCGACCATGTCCGGCGCGACACTATCCGACTTCAGGAACGTCAGGCGCGGATGCTTGGGGAGCGTATGGTGCGGCTCCAGATCCACCGAGATGACCTGCGACTCGCCCCCGACGCGGTCGAGCATGTGCGCGAAGAACAGCGCCGAGCCGCCGTAGGCCGTGCCGGTCTCAATGATGAGCGTAGGGCGCGTGGCGAAGAGAAGCTCTTGGTAGATCCACACGTCCAGCGGGTTCTTGAGGATCGGCACGCCCATCCAGTGCGTGAGGTTATGCGTCCAGCGCGACAGATAGAACGCCGAGTGGAACGCATTAATGATCGGGCCGAACTGTGCGCGATCCTCGCGGACGCCCGCCAGCACTTCATCTTGCGTGATGGGACGGACTACCAAATCCTTCATGCCCGCACCCTCCGCGCATAGCCCTGTGGGGGAATCGTGGCGAGGGCGATGGTATACGCCCGGTCCCCGAACTTCGCGCCGCCGTCGCTGTCGTTCTTCACCCGCCCGAACACGAACGGCTGAAGGCACGACGGGCAGTCGGCCATCATGCCCGACCGCAGTTCCGGAATCTGCTCGCAGTGCGTCCGCCGATCCTCCGGCGACATCGCCCCGACAATCGCCCGGTGCCCTGCTTCGACGTCGTTGCGGGCCATCAGGTCCGACAGGTCGGCCGGCGTGACCGGGACGTACTTCCGGCACGAGGTATTCCCGGCCGATTCGCCATAGTAGATGCTGGCCTGGAGGCGGTACAGCGGCTTCCCGCAATGCCGGCAGACGACCAGCGAGTCCTTGGGATACAGCACGTCCGCGATGGACCCGCCCTTGGTGAGACGCAGGGCCGTCGCCGTCATCGTTCGCCCTCAGTGACCACGTACTCTTTGATGTGGTACTGCTCTGGCGTGTCCGCGTCGCCGATGAACATGCCGTCCGGGTAGTTCCGCACCACGGTGTTCTTCAGCACGGTCTCTAGTGCTTCGGGCGTGTCGTGTGCATTGACCTGGGCATGCAGGAACGGCGTATTCCACGAGTCGTCAATCGCCATCTGGCCAATGTGCGGACAGACGCAGTCCCAATCCACCCAGCACGTATGCCCCGTCTCGCGGGCCTGCTGGTAGAACCAGAAGTCCTCCGACACGGTGAGGTCATGCGGCGGCTCCGGCCCGCGCTGGTAGCGGAACCAGTTGTGCCCCTGCCTCGCGTGGATGTCCTGCAACACCGAGCGGTGAATCAGGAGCGCCCCCGCCCCGCCGCGCTCGATCTCGAACACGCCCTGGCCGAAGTGGACCGAGATGTACCGATGCGGCCCCTCCTGCGTGGGGTGCTTCACGTACACCACGGAGGCAAACGGGGCTTTCTTGAGATGGTAGCGCGCGGTGATCACGTCCTTCCGCGCCGACAGGAGGCGTTCGAGCAGATCGCCTGGATGCACCATGTCCGCATCGAGAAACAGCAGATAGTCCTCGTCGCCCGCCAGCACCGCCGCACAAATCTCGTTGCGGGCCACGTCGGTGGGGAACTTGCGGGACACAATCGTCCGCATCCCGGTGATCTTCAGATCGTCCGGCAGCGCCTGATTTGCCAGACCGCTCTGCACGCGGCTGACGAGGGCATACAGTCCCTCGGATGACGCATGCACGCCGTCCCCGCCCTGCGCGCGACCGAACAGGAAGTCCGTATCACAGCGGAAGCCCGCTGACACGATGATGCCGAGCGCGATCCGCATCAGGCGACCGCCTCAGCGGCCGGCCGGCCCCGTTTCGGCTTGGGGGCCTCGGTGGCGATGCCGTCAGGCATCACGAACGCAGGGTCCTGAAGCTGCATCATCTCGGTGACGACATCCGCGCCGAACCTCGCCACCTTATCCCGCAGGTCATCAAAGAACTTGGTGTCCTTGACCTGCTCGGACTTCAGATACTCGGCCATCTTGAAGTGGCCCCGGTTGTCGTAGGACTCGGCCAGCTTCGCCACGTCCACGCCTTCCGCGCGGAACCACGGCGCCACGAGCGCCAGATCGTCACGACTCGCCAGCGTCACGTACTCGCACCCCTTCCGGGTCCAGTCGAGGTGACGACGGAGCGGCAGCGGGCCGACCATCGAAAACCCGCCATGCACGGACGGCCGGCGATACCACGCCTTCAGGTCCAGCTTCGTCTCAGACCCGGCCCACTTCTCACTGAACGGCACCAATTCCACGGTGACTCCCCGCGCTTCCGCGCGTTGGTTAGAGGAACGCGGGCCAGCCGTCAGGCCAGCCCGCGCCATGTCACGTAGCGACTAGGCTACGGTCGAGTTGCTGTAGAGGAAGACCGCCGCGCCGCCGCGACCGTTGGTCGTGGCCCCGCCGCGATACTCGGCCTCACCCCACACGCCCGTGCCGACGACTTCGACCGCACGCAGCGAGGCGTCGTATTCCGACGCGATGTCGGGCATCGAGCCCTTCGTGGCGAGACCCACCGCCGACGGGTGGAACATCGCGCCCGCGTAGACGGTGGACGACGACACGGTAGCCGTGCCGACGTTGCCCGTGGTGAAGATATCCACGCCGAGCACGCGCGCCGCGATGCCCTTGCGGACCACGTCTTCGCCCACCTCCACGCCGTAGGTCGCCGCGTTGCTGAACGCCACGCGGAGCGAGCCCCACTGGAACGGATGCAGGACGGCCACACGCGGCAGCGACGGGATGTTGTTGCTGTCAAGCGTGGTGATGGCCGACTGGAATAGGGTCGTGGTGATCGCGCCCGTGTTCGAGCCGGTCGAGCTGTCGAACGCCGAGAACAGGGCGGTGATGTCCTTGTCCTGGCGCGTCTGGAGGGCCTCCGAAATCATCTCGCCCACGATGCCGCCCTGCGCCTGCGCGGCCTGGGCGAGCTGGGGCGACGGGATCGGGCTGAGCACCTCTTCCACCGTCGCGTTGAGCGTCAGGTTGGTGATGATGAACCGGATCGCGTGCTCGCTCACGGTGACGTCCACCGAGCCCGAGGTGTCCACGGCGCTATTCGTGGTGAAGTCGGTGTTCTCGGCAATCGCCGTCGCCGTCACCGAGTCATAGATCGGGAACCGCGCAGTGAGGGTCGGCTGGCCGGTGATGTCCAGCTTCGCGACGAAGTTCGAGACGCCGGGCTTGGTGCCGAAATACAGCACGCCTCGCGCGTAGGCCGCCTGACGGACCATCTCCGTCAGCGTCGTGGTGGTCGTTTCATTCGCCATCGTGTCTTACTCCGGGCGACTAGCCGTCGTAGGCTTCGCCCATGACCACGCCGCCGCCCTTGGGCAGTGAGGCGCGGAGCGCCGCGAGCACTTTGGGGTCTCGGCGCTGGTCAGGTGTGAGGTTGCGGAAGTCAATCGGAGACTGACCCCCATTGCCGCCACCGGAGTTTCCACTGCCGGTCTTCCCGCTTCCGCGGAGGATGCTGGCCTTGTCGGGCAACATCCCAATCAGCTCGCCCATCGCCTGCGTGAAAGGCGCGGGCTCGCCGGTCTTCGCATCGACGATCACATGGCCCTGTGGGTTCTTCACGACGACGCGTTCCGCACCGTTGTGTTCCTCCACCGCCACATACCGTCCGAGAAAGGACGCCGCAATCGCGGGCGTCAGAATCGTCTTGGCCTCGCTGCCGCCAAACCACTCGGAAGCGGACGCGAAGGCGTGGTCCTTGAGCACCCCGTGGAGCCGTTCCTGCGCCTGCTGGGCGCGGGTCTTCTCGCTCGTGAGGGCTTCTTCGTGCTTCTTGAGGATGTCCGCGCGCCAGCCGTCGAACTCGCCAGCCTTGCGCTGGCGTTCCTCTTCGGCCTTCGCGGCGGCTTCTTCGAGCGCCTTATAGCGGGCGACCTGCTCGTCGGTCAGGAACCGCCCCGACTCCTGTGCTTCTCGGATCGCTCGCTTGGCCTCGTCTCGCGCCTTGAAGGCTTTCTGGGCTTCGGCCTTGTAGAACTCCGCGTCGTTGTGCGTCGTTTCGCCACCGCCCGTACCTCCCGCGTCTTCACCTTCCCGCAACACGTCCATCACTCGCATGGTCACTCCTGACCTACTGGTTTGCCCGGCGCACGATCTCGTCCAGATACCGCGCCACTCGTGCCCGCACCGTGTCCGCTTCCTCGCGCGTCAGCCCGAGGAACTTCCGCAGCGTGCGGCTCTTGCCCGCGCCCATCACGTCGTGATAGCGCGCCTTGTCTTCCGCCCCGACCGCCCGTGACCGCTGAATCATCGTCAGGCCCTTGCCCCGCGTCGATCCACCGGACGACGTGAAGCCGATGGACGCCTTGCCCGGGAGCGCCTCCGTCACCGCCATGTCGTTCAGCATCCGGCCCGACACGGTGAGGTTCGGCGTGGTGCCAAGTCCTTCCTTGGCCTTCTTCGCGGCGTAGTCGGGCGTGTAGGGCGCGAAGGGCTGGCCCTGCACATCTCGCCCGCCCACCGTGCGGGTGCGGATCAGGCGGATCGCCAGCGTGCCGACCTCGCGCATCACCTCGGCCGAGACGAGCGGCTGGGGCAGATTCGGAAAGTTGAGCGTGACCGTCGCCGGCATCAGGCCACCGCCTTCAGCAAGTCCGACACGCCAGGCGCACGGTCATTCGTGCCCGCAATCGCGCGGAGTTCATCGTCCAGCACCGACACCCGCTTCCATTGATGACGGCATAGATAGCCGCCACCGCTCACCAGCACATCCGGCAACTGCTCGTTATCCAGCTTCCCAATCGCCTCGCGAGTGCGGACCTTCCCCACCCAGAGTTCACAGAAGGGGCGCATCCGGCTGTCCACCGGCCCGACATACACGAACAGCTCGTCTAGATCGCCCGTGGACTGGCTCAGCTCCACCTGACGCGAGAACACCGACACCGCCGTGTCGTACACCGTGCGCGCCTGTCGCTGGCTGACGTGCAGCGCCTCGGAGACGTCGAGAATCAGCCGATCCACATTGCGGAGCCCCAGCGTGCCATCGAGCGCGATCCGCTGGATGGCCCGCGCGACGTCGTCGCCAATCGCCAGCAGGTCCGCGAGGCGCAAGTCTTTCCACGCCTGGAACACCTGGACGAGATTCGGGCCGAGCCCGTCCCCGAGCACGCGTCCCTTGAGAATCGAGGCGGCCAGCGCATCGAGGGGATCGCCCACCGCCGCAAGCGCCGCCGCGTCAAAGCCCGCGTCCCGGAGCAGGATGCGGGCGCGACGACGCAGCCCGAACACCCGCGCGAGATTCGCGGCCGACGTCACCGTCCGGCCATCCGCGTCCGTGTCCCAATCTTCCAGTGCCTGCCGGAGCAGCAGCGAGAGCCGGCGATACACCCGGCGCAGCTCGGCGTCATACGACACCACCGCTGCGTCTTGGAGGGTCGCCTCCCGCACCGCCCGCGATTGCAGCTCACGGAAGCTCAGTTGCTTCGCCATCGACTAGGCCACGGCCTGCTGCTGGTCCTGCGCTAACGCCTGCTGCAACCGGGCCTCCGCGCCTTGACGCAGCGCCACCGGGTCCAGCACGTGCGGGGGGGCCTTCACCGCCGCATTGATTTCCTCGTCGATCGTCTTCAGCGTCTCCGCGTCGATGTCCGCCGCGAAGCGATGGACGATCTGTTTCTGGATGACCTTGTCGAAGGTCTCCGAGTTCACCGCGCCCACCGCCGCCGTCAGCGCCTTGAGGTCGGCCTCCGGGTCGCTCGCGAAGTAGTCGTCCCCGTAGGTGATGGAGACCGACGCTGCGTCATACGCCGCACGCGCCGCCTCCGGGGTGGCACTCGTCCACGCAAAAAAGAGCTTGGCCAGCTCCACCTCGACGCGACGGCATTCCGCCGCCACCCCCTGCAACACGGCGGTAATTTCCTCGTGCTGCAACCGCATCGCCTCGGCCGACATCGCGTCCCGCGAGTCCTTCTCATACGGGACATGCGCCTGTCGGTAGAGTTCTCGCGTCAGGAACGTGAGATGGCTTTCCAGCGCGGCCGGGACTTCCTGGCTCGGCGTCTGATACGTGCCGGAGCCGTAGGTGAACAGCGCCCGCATCGTGCCGATCTCGTTGCCGAGCGCCTGCTTGGCCTTCTCGACGTCGATATCCCCCTGTGAAGGAAGGCCAACCACGAACACCGAGAACGACTGGTTGCGGATGACCTCGTCCTGTTCGGACGCGCGGTTATAGAGCGCCCGGAGCACCGAGGGCTCCAGCACCGCCCGACCCACAAACGGCCAGCGCGCGTGCCGGAACGGCCGCAGCATGACGAAGGGCACCAGCCCCAGCCCGTGGGCGGCCCGCTCCACGAGCGCCGGATCGTCCACGCCCTGATCGGTGACGCGGACCCATTCGTCCCGATCCCACAGCAGCACGCGCGTCAGGGTGGACGCCGTGGCGAGCAGGTCCGTAGACGGCACGTCCTCCTGCATCTTGATCTGGGTGATCGCTTCGTCTCGCGACAGCCGCCAATCCCGGATCGCCGTGGGGAGGAACCGCGTGAGATAGACCGCCGCCCGCTCGTCCGCCTGCGCCGGCCCGGCCGGGGCTTCGCGCGTCTTGTCCGCAAGAATGCCGACGTGACCGCCAGCGAGCGCCTTCGCCAGACTCAGCCGCAGAAACGTGGTGATGTCCGTCCCGGCCCCGTCCACGTTCGCCCAGAACGCCTTGAGGGGCTCAGAACTGGTCTCGCGCTGCACCCCGGCCCCGAACACCTTGCGGACGTAGTAGTCCACGACCGTGGCCGCGTAGTTGTGATAGCGGGCCTGGGCGCGGCGAGCCTTGAACTCGTCGTCCACCTCGCGAGGGAAGCGCCAGATGTACGCCCCGTTGGCGAAGCCGCCCTCGCCGTCGTAGGCGTCGAGCGCCAGCGCCCAGCGGTCGTGAAGCGCCTGGACGGCGGGATGCACCTGTGCCAACAGGGTCGTCGTCGAGACGTCGGACGGGAGACTAAACAAGGCCGAGTTCCTTTGCGAGACGCGCCGACTTCTGCGACTTGAGCAGCGCCGCTGCTGTCGAGAGCGGAGCGGGAGACGTCGAGCGGATCGTCTGCACCGGGACACTCGGACGGACGGCCGGGGCTTCCGCCGTCAGCCAGTAGCCCAGCGCGTCACCGCTGTGCGTGACCGTCTCCCCGGACTTCTTCCATACGTCGTCCGTGCCGGGCTTCTTGATCGT